ATAGATTTTGCGATATTTGTGGCATAATCCAAGGCAGGAATTCTCGTTCCAAATTTATTCAACAAATCTCCAATTTTTTCCTTAAACTTATTCCACAATCCCCATGGGAATCCAGCATCTTCCTGATCTCCACCAATAGGGTCATCTTGTGGTGTTCCAGTGGTTGGATTTCCACCAGAACCATGAGTCTGATTAGCATCAGCGCCACCAGCAGCATCACCACCTGTAGGAGTTCCACTTACATTACCCTGAGTACTTCCAGAGGGTTGCCCAGATCCACCAGCACCAGTTATGATGGGAACACCACCAGAATTAAAGAATGAAACATTCTTTACATACTTACCTTCCTTAAGTCGTTCATGATGCCACTGCAGCATCTCAAAAGTAAAGTTTGGATTAGTTGCCACAAAACTACTTTCCAATCCATTCCAAACTCTTGTGTTTATAGAACCTTCAAATCCATCAGCACGGATTGGATTTCCACTATCATCGTCTCCCCAAGTTCCAATAACATATCCAAGAAGCACAAATGATCTAGTGTCTTTTTGAATATATCCAACATATGTGCGATTATCATATCCATGATTATGGAAATACAAATCAACAAGAGGACCCAAAATAAAACTTCTACTATTGGGAGGGAGTTCTGTTTGAACACGTCCAGTAGTTTCATCAATTAAAGTCTTTGTATTTCTTGGATCGTCAATTTGAGTACTATAAGAAAAATCCAAATTAACAATATTATCATGCTGGACAGAAGGAGTTGTTCCAGGTCCTTCTTCCCAATATCCTCTTGGTCTTATATACGTTCTTTCTCCTGGTGTTCCAGGAACTCCTGGTGGCCAACTTCCATCAGCATTGGCATAAAAAGTTTTCTCAGGATTTTTCTCACCATATCTCTGACCCTGAGGACTAAGGTCATAAACACCACTCATACTATTAGTAGGAGCTTCGTTCAGACGCTGAATTTTTTCGTCTATTTGAGTAGACTTAATATGATTTATTGCTGCCTTAAACTTATTTCTTGCCACTATAAGACACTAATTCAGGTAGTAAAAATATTTAGGTATTCTACTCCAACTGGATTTTCATCGAAACATCCACCTTGGAATCCCAAGTTGGTTACTCTAGCATGTTCAGCACTAACAGATGTTGTAGTTACATCATGAACTACATCTGGATTCATCCAGATAAATCTATTTGGAGTAGCATGAATACCATTCCTATATCGCTCTTCTACTGCTTCAGTAAGTTTTAGTTTTCCTTCCCAACTTTCATCCCAATGTGGATGAATATAATAAACATACGAACCATTGTCTATATGTGGTCCGTTAAAATTACCATGCCCATAGTTTCGTGGGCGAAACTGATTATATGAAAAGTTTCCTACGTCAGTTGCTGCTACATGATGTTCTCGATATAATCCAATTTCTTTCATTCTATCAAGAACCAAAAAAGTAACTTCCCTCCACAAGTCATCTCTAACATAATCATGAACTTCACCATCCCTATAACTAGAGGATTGGGAAACTCTTAGTGCTATGCTGTTGAATATATCTTCTGGAAGGAAGTTATCTATTAGTATGGCAGATCTACTAGACATTTCAATGTCTTTTTAGATATTTATTCTTCCTCAACCTTTTTCTTCTTAGCCCCAATATTATACTTAGTTTCGAGAATCCAATCCTGCTTATCTTTATAAGCGAGTACTTTAATCTGATTAAGCGGAGCGATATCTTGAATCTTAGTGACATCTACGATACCAATGAGACCCCAGTCGGCAAGCAGTTGGGCGATACGATTGCGGCGCTGGACATCGTTAACGGTAAGGTTAGCGTGCTTGCCATCCAGAGCAAACAATTCTTTGAAATGAACAAGATAGTATCTACCTTGCTTATGTAAAATGTGGCAGGACTGATAGATTTTTTTCTCCTTCCTTGATGCCACTCCGATTCGAGTCAAAGTTTCACGCACTTTCAAAAAGTCGTCGGGTTCATTAAGAACCACTTCAACCATTTGTTCGGGTGTCCACTTCACTTCGGGTTCTTGAACCACGCTCATTTTTTTCCTCCAGTGTCAAATTTCGCTTTAATAAAATTAAGTTGTTCTTCAGTGAGAATCTTCAACGCTTGTTTTGCCTTTTCATTACTATAACCATAATAACGTTTGACATAATCAAGGTCTTTGATCTTATCTTGTCGGAGCCAGGGAGAAAATCTCTTCTTTTTCCTCAGACTATTTAGATAAAAATCATATTGAAGTTTTTTAGGGAGGAAATGATACTGATTCATTTCATTTGCGAACATAATCGCATCAATGTGCCCCGAAAAACAACGATTGACAATATAAGGAGGAAACTCCTTTTCAAGTGATGGATCTTCGTCAATCAGATTTTCTTTAGTCTGATTAATGCTATTCAACCAATCCTTCAATTCCATAATTAAAAAGTAAAAGTTCCCTGCGTTCTTTTTGCTCTCGCATATATTCACCAACTGACCTCATTGTATAAGTAAGGTCAAACTCACCAGTCTGATAATCCTTGAATCTCTCACGAATGAGTTGTGAAGAATTATAAGAGATAAGTTGAGGTCCTACAAAGCGGTCACAAACAGTAGCAAAAATATCGTGGTCAAATGACTTATGCATATCGCCCCTCTTACCATAAAGATTAGATCCAATCTCATACGGAGGATCAAGATAGGTGAAAACAGACTTCTCGTCAGTAAGAAGGAATTGATAACGACGATTGGTAATATTCCAATTCTTAATTATTTCCGAATACCCGAGGAGTTTATCAATGCCTCGCATTGAGAAATTATTTTCTGATGCTTGTGTGCTGAAGGATGAGGACTCAGTGAGACCAGAAAAAGAGCACTTGTTAATAATGTAGAAAGCACAAGCGCGATGTAAATTGGAAATGGAAGTGTCATTTACTTTCTCCTTAGCATCAAGGAATAAATTCTTAGCAGATACTGGTTCTGGATGTATATACTTTAGTTGTACAAGTTCATCACGCATCTTACGACCATTGTCTCTCAACTCACACCAGAAGTTGTAGAGTGGTTCGTAAAGATCATTGACCCAGATTTTAAGGTGTGGATATTTCTTAGTAATGTGAATTGCTACACTCCCACCACCAAGAAATGGTTCACGATATTCAGTATACTCGTCAAGATTAGGAATATACTGGTCAAGTTTGGTACAAGCACGGGACTTACCGCCAGGGTAGCGTAAAGGCGTTTTATAACTTTTCAGACTGCTCATAATCTTTAGGGTGATACTTCAAGTATTCAAGGAAGGTCATTTTCATTTCCTTCTTTGTCATGCCACAATGTTTTGCGGCAGCAGGTAAAGTCATTTTAGCACGAAACAGTGCTTCATTTGCCTCTGCCACATTCTCTGGAGTAGTCTTCACTCTTGGTTCTATCAGTTTGGTTTTATCGATATTCAGTAGACCCATTTGGCACTTCCTCCATTAACTCTGTAAGTGTGTAAAAGAACTTGTTGAAACTTCCTGCCATCATACGATATCCAGTGCCAACATAGAGTTGACCAAAAACAACAGCAACTGTACAGACTCCCCAGAAATAATAATACATTCTGGATTTCACTTGGTGATTTTTGTTTTTCATACGATTAGTTTTTTTGGTGATGGAGTTACAAGTTTACTTCCAAACATCTCATTATACTTATGAGCAACGTCTTCTTGAACTGCTGCGACATACACAATATGAGTTTTCTTCACAGTAATCTCTGGTTCATCCTTACTAATCACAGTTGCCCAAGGAGCAAATCCAACACCCTGAGAATTTGGAATAACTACAAGACCATTCTGAATAGTGATAATATCATCGGTTTCAGAAATAACTTCTGCGATTATTTCTTCACCAGTTACAATACGAATCAGTTTTACATTAATCATTTGAATTCACACTCACACATAATTTCGGTTAAACAAGCAAGCATATTTATTTCCTGATCTGCTACGAAGGCAGCTTGATACTGATACTTAGCAATGATAAGCACAGCAGCAGGAATAGTAGCATTTGTAAGGGATGAGTAACAAGCATCATAAATGCGACGCAGAAGTACAGTAGTGTCGTTGTCCAGATTAGAAACGATCCACTTACGAACCTCAGCAAAGTTTTTCTCCCTAAGGTTTTTAACAAGTTCATTTACCGCAACATCCGAAAACGTAGCAAGAATGCCCGAATCAATCTTACCAGAAACGGAGTATCTTTGAACTTCGTTGAGAACTCTTCTCCAGTCTGGGAAGTGCTTGTTGACAAGTTCGACAAGTACTTTGTTGTCGTACTGTACTCCCTCTGCGTCGAGAATTTCCCGAAGCCGTTTAAAAAAGAGGGCAGCGATAGACTGTCGGTCCTTTCCTTTAATACCAAACTCAATGACCGCACAACGTGAATGGAGGGGTTCAAGGATTTTGTTTTTGTAGTTACAGGTGAAGATGAATCGACAGTTGCCAGCAAACTCCTCAATAAACGCCCGTAGGAGGAGTTGTACGTCGTTGGACGTGTTATCTGCCTCATCAATGATGATGACTTTGTGTTTAGCATCTGCCGTAAGTGATACGGTCGAAGCGAAGTTCTTCGCATTGTTTCTGACAGTATCGAGGAATCTACCCTCGTCGGATCCATTGATGACATAAACATCTGCTCCAAGTTCATTGCAGAGAGCCTTGGCAACTGTGGTCTTACCAATACCTGGAGGACCAGCGAGAAGCATATTAGGAATCTCGCCCTTATTTAGAAACTCCTGAAAAGTTTTTTTGGTGCTCTCAGGAAGAATACACTCTTCAATAGTTTTAGGTCGATACTTCTCAACCCAAATAAAATCACTCATTCCAAAGGTCTCGTAAACGATTTACTGACAATGCTTTTTGCGTCAAGCATCATCTTCATGTATTTTACACCCTCCTTGGGTTTCGTGTGATCCCCACAGGTGAAAATGTCGCACACTGCCATACCCAACTCTGGCCAAGTGTGAATGCTGATATGACTTTCAGCGAGCATCGCCACACAAGTGACACCCTGAGGTTCAAACTTATGTGAGTTAAGTGCCAATAAAGTTGATTTGCATTTGACTGATGCTTGATAAACCATATCCCTTACAAACCTTTCGTCGTCTAAGAACGATTTGTTACACTCCTTGAGTGTAAAGAGAATGTGTTTCATCAACCAAAACTGGAATCAGGTTCCAGGGCAATATAGTAGGTAAGGTTGTATTTGGTATTGGTAAACTGAGAGAGCAATTTAGAAGACACTACAACATCATAGGCACCAGGAATAATCTTGATGTTTTCTACCTTGAAGTTGAAAGTGAATTCTTGGTCTGTTTCACCAACAACGATGGCATATTCGTTAGAAGTATCATTCTTCTTATCACGAACAACCAGTTTAATGACACCTGCTTCACCAACGGCAGACAGATCGGGCAGTTGATAAACTTGTGCTGCCTTGATGAGTTTTTCAAGAGAAGAACTATCAAGTTGGAAGCAAACATCTTGAGTGGGAAGAGTGATTTCTTTCTCTGGAGGGGAGACAATCACTGCAGGGTCAGCGAAAAAATACTTCACACGACGCTTACCTTCTTTGATACTCAAGTAAGAATCTTCTTTAAAGTCAAGGTCGGGGTCTTGGTGAAGACTCAGACCATTCAAGAACTGGTTGAGATCATAGATAGCAAAGTCCCGAGGGAATTCTTCCTTAATATCTGCTTCAGCAAGAATATTCTTAGCAACAGAAATCGTGCGAAGACGATTACCCTCTTTCACCAGAATAGAGTTATTGATGCCAGCAAAATTCTTGAGAACGGTGAGGGTGTTGTCAGACAGTTTCATAGTTTTAGGTTTTAGTTTTATCACTGAGGGTAGTCTTCGCGCTGTGCGTTCTTATCGTTGAAATGCATCAGAAGAACAGCATAATGCAGAATCTTCATGATATCACGGCGAGCAGTACCTTTCTTATCATAACGAGAGGCATACTTGAGAATGTTACTGCGGCAGAAGGATTCACCATCACCACAAGCTTCAATCAAATCAAGTGTTTGAATTTTATCATCACCAGCAGAATAGTGCTGGTTGTATGTTGCGGAAATATATTCAGTTAGTTCTTTGAGGATACGGTCCTCACTGTACTTGTATCGACGGTCAGTTTTTTCGGACATATTCAAGTTAAAAGTAACAACATCATCACTAAGTCCACCCCTTACGTGGGATCCAGTGAAAGCAATGTGGTCTTCACCAGCACCAAACCAGTTAGAAGAAACTGGTCCAGCAGCGACCACATCACTGCTAAAATTAATAGTGTCGGGAGAGGCAGATGCCCCAACCATGAGAAAATCATTCTCAGAATAAGGATACTCGTCCATTTTTAGTTCATCATAAAGTAGGGACCAGGAATTAACCATAGCAGAAAAGAAAATCGTTTACAAGAGACTCTGCTTTTTCTTTACCAAATTTACCAGAGAGATATCCACTTACAGGGTCTAACTTCTTCATATATGAATCGAAGTCGCAATAGGTGGAAAAATCTGTTCCGATAGGTTGTTCACATTCTAGCATATCCTTGTAAGCAGTCAAGTATTTCTTGAAGATATCAAGATGTTCGTTGACTTCGGACATTGTACACTTGGCAACATACACATTCTCGGAGAAGTGATTGCCTGGTTCAAAGAATCGGAAGGAACCATCTGCCTTTGGAAGGTCTGGATGGGAGAACAAATAGTTTTCCACTGGATGTTGGAAGTCAAATACAATAATGACTTTCTTATCAAAGAAACCCATCAAATCCATTCCGAAACAGGGTAGATTAGTTCCAGTTCGGGGATAGATGATGTTGTTGTAAATACAAGACTTGTTGTCCCATATCTCAACTTCTCTGGATTTAAGAACGTGTTTGTTTACATAGATTTTGGCAGAAAGGGAGGAGTTCTTTTCCTCCCAGTTTGCCCAGTCACAATCCAGTTCTAAATCAGGAAAGGTTTCCCAGATTGCTGTCTTGTACTGATTCCATAGGGAGTTCAAAGTCTGCATCTACTTTATCGTAAAGTTCAATAAAAGATTGTTTGGTTTCATCATCGAATCGTGCGGTACAAACATCGATTGCCTTTGCCTTGTTACCAAAGATACTATAAGCACGGATGATGTGGACCAGGCGACGGGTGCTAATGATTTCCTCAATGCCACCATCATAGAAGGTCTTGCGGATGATATCTGCCCAGTCCACCAGGCGCTTACAGAAGTCGCGGTCTTCCACACCAAGGTCCAGAGCAATGCCTTCCAAAATCTTTTGCTCAGTGGCAGGAGATGGATACATCTGCTCAAAGGTCACAGGGAAACGCTCAAGGAATGCCTCATTGAGGACATTGGTGCCGATGAAACGACCGTCATCAGAACCCTTACCCTTAGTGTTGGCAGTAGCAATGACGTTGAATCCAGCGGCAGGTTTCACCCAGCGCCCAATCTTCTTGAGGAAGACACCCTTACCTTCTAGAATAGATTGAAGGCAGAGGAT